GGTTTTTTGGTATGTTTCAATGTCGATAAATTCACCCGTTGACAATTCATCCATGTTTGGGATGAAGCCGTATTTGATGCCGTTCATTTTGAACCTGGGGGTGAACACAGGTTTTGATTCCAACATCTTGGAAATCTTAATCACACAATCTTTGAGAATGTCAAATGGGATGGCCTTCACCTCGCTCATGGTGAGGTCACAAAAGATGGATACGGCTTCTAACTGACGTTGTGTGTTATCCATATCGGGCTTCAACCCATTGTACGTTAACATCTGATGCAATTTAACATCACGTAGTTCAGTTGGCACTATTATCTTGAGTGTTTCAATCATATATCTATAAAACGACAAAAGTAACGAATGTTACCAACGATAAAAAAAGGGGCTATTAACCCCTTTCTTTTGTCAATTAAGCAACTAGGACTTACTCGTTATCGAATAGGTCATAATCTGCTTCGTTATCGTAATACAACAAGTTCTCATCGGATTCACACTCTTCAATGAAGTTGGTTTGCCAATCAGCATAGTTATCGTAATCATTAAAAATTTCTTCGTCATAAGGTCTAAGTTGCATTACAAACGCCCCTCCTCGGCAAAAGACATGTAACTATCACTTGTGAGGATCACGTGGTCTAACAATTGAATATCGAGGATTTTGCCACATTGTTTGATTTTTTCAGTAATCTCAATATCGGGTTCGCTTGGTGTGGTTGCTCCGCTTGGGTGGTTGTGACATACAATTATTTTGGAAGCATTAGTCAATAACGCTGCTTGATACAAATGGCGTACATCGACAACACATCCCGCAAGTCCCCCAACGCTAAGTTGCTGAAAACCAATTATTTTGTGAGCGTGGTTTAAAAATAATACCCAAAATTCTTCGTGGTGTTCAATGACAGATTCATCAATCAATTTACGTAGAAACTTGATGGTACAATTGGCGGATCGCAGTTGCCCACGATATTCTTCAGTACGCCCATACGTCAATTTTACTTCGCCTACTTGAAATGCCTTGCTCATAAAAGTACGATTAAATAGTTTTTGTAACGAAATTCAATAGAGCCAATAGCAGTCACGTCATATTTGAAACGATTGCGTTGATCAATTGCTTTGATTTTGACGATGTTGGCTTGTGTTAATTCGCCTTGGAGGTGTACACGATGTTCGCCAACGCTGATGGAATAAAACATGCTCATATCGAATATACGATTGAGGCGGTTAATGAGGATTAGGTTTTGTTTCATAGTTGTTTTTATTTGACTATGTAAAGATAGGCATAATTTGCTAGATATTTAGATTTGTAAAAATAAAATAAAAAGGTGACTAAAAAAAGACGATTGGATCAACGGATACTATACTTGCCTATGTTCGGTTTGGCAAGTGTGTTGTATACTGAGTATCTACATGCGTCAATAGCGTGGTTAAAAGCATCGATAGGTTTGTTTGTTAACCTCCCCTCACGATCTTCTATGTATTTATAGTTCCTCATCTCTTTGATGAGATTTACGCTACGTTTGGTGAGGCAAATGGTGTATCTCCTCATCATATCTATCCCCACATTAATAGAATCTGATCCCTTTGCCGTACCCTTGACATTGAATCCAAATCGGTGTAACTCTGCAATGGTTTTTGGTTCAGCACAATCTCCCCAAATGATATCACTACGATCTATATCTAATGTTTTAAGCATGTTGCCTATGTCACTATTGGTCATACCCGTCTGGTAGATCAACTCATCAAAATAAATGTAGGTATCGTGAATGTACATGGCTACTAGTGCAGTTGGATCATTCGTATACCCAAAGTCGAGTCCAAACGCTTTGAACTTGGCTACCTCGGGGATTTGCTCAACTTCTACGAAACTGAAGACGAGTGATCGTGATTGCCCTCGCATACCTAACCCGTATACATTCCAATAGTTTTCGTCTATGTTCTTAAGTTTCTCAATCTCATCGATCAACGATTGTTCGAGGAACGGATTGTCTAGGTAGGTGGTTTGATGAAACTCAACGTCATCTCGGATCAGGACATGGTCGTAGATCCAGTGAAATTCCTCTGACGGATTGTAGTCAATAATGATCTTATTCGTGGTACGCATCATCAACTGCCTAAAATCTTCCAACTTTAATTCATTGGCCTCATTGACAAATAACAGATCACGTTTACGACCACGTACTTTTTGTGGTTCGTCTACCGATAGAAACTCAATTGTGTTACCCATCAAATAGTATTCATTCGTGCTTTTGTTGTGGTGATCTTCATTGTACAATCCCACGTTTTGGATGATCTCTAAAAAGTCACGCATCACAGTTCCACGTAAAGCAGGAAACGTCTTACGTACAATTGATACTATCTTCTTCTTATTGTGAGTACAATAATCAAATATCAGCCACATGAGGATATTGTAGGTCTTACCACTACGTGTACCCCCTTGTTCTACGACAATACGGGATTTACTATCCCGCAAGTGTTTAAATACTACATTAGTTCTTAGGGTTTGCATCTACTATCTCAATGCGTATGCGATTATCTTCTCCAACTCCCGTGATTTCTGTTCTCTCTACATACCCACGTACTCTGCCTTTCGTCTTCAAAAAAAAGATCACTGCAGTTGTGTTGCCATCTCTGATCTGATTCAATAGTACGGATTCTGCAAGATCTAGTTGGTTACCCTCTAGGTGTTGAACTGCAGTACGATAATGCTCATCGTCTTTCATCCAATCATAGTGAGTGGCTCTGTGTACTCCTACTTGTCTCGCTGCGATACTTACTATGCCCATGTTCTTTTCTAGGGCAACAATCATGTTCTTTTTTAAGAGTGTCGTGTTCAGTCGTTCATTTGCCATGATCTTCTACTAATTGTTTGAGGTTAAAATCAATATCTGTGTGTTTACATTCCCATTCTAGGAGGTCTTCAATCTTTTGGTACACTCTATCGTGTCGTCTCATTTCTGATACATACTGCACACTGAAATTGTAGTACTTACGCAAAAAGTTTACGATATCATGGGTGGTATAACATTCTTTGGAACATATGTTCATTACTCCCACTACACTTGTAAAAATGTGGTGTTCCATGCAATCTACTACGTCATTGACGTGGGTAAAAAACCTGACATTGTCTCCGTTGTTGTGCAGAATGATTTTCCTTTCGTTGAGGATCTTCCCAATCAGTGTGTCCTGCCTTTGGTGTTTGCCGTATACATTGTGGAATCTAAGTCCTAAACTATATGGTGCGTAGATCATCGCATACTCCTCGTTGAATTTTTTGGACATGCCGTACATGCTTGTGATATTGTTGGCACTACTGCTACTTGCATAGATCAATCGGATCTTGTGCTTCTTGCAATAATCTGCGACTACCATAAATCCAAGCATGTTCGTCTTGACAATTTGGTCGTGGTCCTCGTTAAAAACACTGACTTCTGCGGCGAGATGCACAATCACATCGGGGACTACGACTAACTTATCAATAAATTTGATATCCCATCCCGTCTTTATATCTATGCACTGAACCCCGAGGATATCGGGGTTAGTGATTAGTTTTTCTACGAGGTTTTTACCTATGAATCCATTGGATCCAGTTACGACTACTCTCATACTAAGTTATCAAAAATGCCTATTTGTTTTGGTTGCAACGCTTCATATTCTTCTTTGAAGAACTCTTTTTTGGTTTTGCCCATTTTTTTGCCCTTCCACGTATGACAATCATACGCATATTGTGGTATTGGTAGTGGGTTTTTACGCACATCGTCAAGATATGCTTCAATTTCATCAATATCGATATTCATTTTATCGTAGATGAGATTTTGTAAATGATCGGCTTCACGTGATTTGGTGCATTCGCAAAGTAAAATAACGGCTTTGCTAATAAAGATACGCCCCTTGGGTGATTTTGCCCCATCATTGACAAGTTGGTAGCCCTGCCATAATGCTTCAATCTCTTTGGTAATTACGCCCCAACAATCTTCGGCGGAAATGGTGTACAATCGCTTCCAAACATAGTTGGCAAATCCGCTATGCCAAAGTTCGAGAGCAAAGAAGCCCGCAGTTTTGATGTCGTTGCGACGAATCGCTTTTTGGAGTGAGGAACTGACTTCATAGAAGTCGTAGTTGTTGATAGTTCTTGGTGTGTATGACATATAGTTTTAATTTGATATTGTAAAATTAAATAATAAAAACGAGATAAAAAAACTCAAAAACCGAATTTTACTGTTATATTATTTTTTACTTTACTTTTAGCAAATGATCTATCTTGTTTGAGGGTTACACATTCTCCAAAGTTTTTCCGCATACGTAACATATCTCTGCGTTCTTGGTCATGGTTACGGATCTCCGCAAGTCCACCCGAACTAACAAACGTGTCTTTCTGACCAAAGTTGAAACGAGTATCTACTAATATTTTACGATATTTATATTTCGCTAAACAACTTATATAAAAATCTTCTTTCAATTTAAAATCTTCGTCCCACTTGATGTCTGAATTACCCATTACTCCGTACGCACACCCCGTGATTGTTTGATCTAATCGGTATGGCTTGAATACGTTATACTGCTCAGGACGTGGATTTTTTGTAAACCCAAACAATGGCACTTCCATCAACTTAGCAGTTTCATACAAAGCGTAGATTTGATTTTCAATGAATGCTGAACTTTTGACTACCGATGGTTCTCCCATGTTCATGTACAATTTGTGGAACATAAACACATCGTCATCAATCATAAACATATCGCCAAAATGGTTCTTCATCCAATTACGTTTGGGGATCAACCCTATCACACTATCAGGATGGGCTACAATTTCATAATCAGGGTTGTGTTCTTTGTACAGATCAACTTGGCTCTCTGCTACGCAAATAATCGCATTCTTGACTAGTTTGGTAGTGATCACATTATCGTGACGTTTATGACTCGGTATGACTATTTTCAATTGCATCCTTAAAATCGTTAAAACTGATCACGTTGGACTTGCCTACTTCGCTATTCTTGTAACTAGCCATCTTCTGCATACCTAGGGTTTCTCTAAGCCAATTAGCGTCAACTTCATTGTCTACTACAATAATAAACGCTTCTTGATCTTCGTCATACTCAGGTACTATCGGGTAGATGCTATCTTGGTTCTTGATGTTCTCAAATCGTTCTTCAAAGTTGTTACTGATCTCTAGGGCTTCAATGTCTTTGAGGTCAACTGCAACGTTCAATCCCCATTCGTCAAGTTTTACAACATTCCACTCGTTTGCTAGGATATCAAAATCCCATTCACCGAATCCTACATTGTCTTTAACAATAAACTCTTTTTCCTGCTCTTCTGTGAGGTTCTCAACTTGGATCACATCAATGGTTTCATACCCACATTCTTTTAATGCTTTCAATCTCATGTTACCCCCTAGTACGACCATATCTTGGTTTACTACGATAGGACGGATCTTCAACATTTCTGGGAAGTCCTTAATCGATTGAACTAACTTTTTAAATTTGGCATCCCGAATAAACCTCGGATTATTGGGGTTTGGTTTGATGGAATTTAACGAAACTTGGATCACGTTATTCATAGGTGTTGTATACGATTGTGATTTCGTTGATCATCTTCTGCCATTCACGTGGGTTACAACTGCATGGACGATACAATCGTTTGGATTGGAAGATACGGGACCAAATGGCGGCGACTTTATCGGCTTCAGTGGGACTTAGGGTTTGAGTATTTACTTGTTTAAATTCTGTCCACCACGTGTATTCGTCTTCTGTCATACATAGTGGTTGTTTATACCTAAACAATGAGTTCAACTTCTCCTTACGGGCGTCACATCCACAATCTTCTCCTGCTATAAACTTGGCTAACTTTTCAATACCCGTTGCCTTCGTTACTTTCTGAATCGTGTCCCCCACTCCCAAACTTGGTCGGGTTTCTGTAAATCGTCTCCGTGTTTCTTTTTTGTTCTGCATATGATTTGTATTGATTTTGCGTTCTTTGTTTGATAAATTGTTTGGCGTTCTTGATGGAGTTAAACACCGAATGTGTTGGAATCCCCGTCCGTTTTTCTATGTCTCGCATAGAATGACCATACACAAAATGGAGTTCTAATAACATCTGATCGTAGTCACGTAGTTCATCAATCGCCTTCTTGACTTCTAACATTAATTCCAAATGTGCTATTTCAGCCATTTCTGGGCTTTCTATTGGAACATAATGGTCTTGGTATGGTATTGGGTGCTGCGTGGCTCTTTTGATGTCTATAAACGCATTATGTAGCATCTTGAATAAATATATCGTGTTGATCTGCCCGTGATAATTTGTGATACGTTGGAAATTACCCTCCACTAGTTGTAATTCTGCTAACTTCAGGTACATTGCTTGAACCATATCATCGGCTTGATCGTTGTTAGCCCCGAGATACTTGGCAATTTTGTACCATTCTTTGTGTCGTTTGGCAATATCTTCAAGGGTAACCACTTTTTTAATTTTGTAAATGTACGATAAATTATCGTATTCTAATCATGGATTGCCCAAAACATATACTTGTCAATATGTTCTCTGAAACTATCAAAGTCATAACATACAAGCGTATCATAGTTTTGTTTGCTCAACATACGCATCCACTCTTCTTGTTTGGGTGTCACTTTGTTGGGTTTGATCTTCATTTCAATTGCTAACCCGTGATACTCATCATTGGGTACTAACAATAACAGATCACTTACCCCTGCTAATACTCCCTCACCCATTAAAATTCGTGCAGTGGTTGCGGATCTAGCACCCCCGTTGGGAACTGCAAATAACAATTGGGCATACTTTGGATACGCCAACCTAAACCATTGAACGCAACTACGTTGGAGTTGACTTTCTCTGTGGTTCATAAATTGTTTTCGATCACATAATCTTCGGCTTCTTCGTATGTATCGAATATCATGATAACTTCTTGATCATAATACAATCGAAATTCAATTTCGTTGTTTACATACGCTTTGCGAATACTATAACGTTTATCGTTTTCTTCGTAGTTCATGGATTTCTATCAAATATGGTTTCAAATCAGTGATATCTCCAAATTCCATGTGACATTTACGACACAACGCCATAAGGTTTTCGATCACATCTTTTTCTTTTGATCCACCCATACCCCGAGCATCAATGTGATGGATATCTGTTGCCTTACTATCACACACCTCACATGGGATAAAATCGTGTATATCATATCCCATGCCCTGCATATATATTTTTGTATGATTTTTCATTCTGCATCAAGATACAATGATTTGGCTTTTGTAAACCCTGCATTGTACGCTACTTGTTGTTCCATTTGTTCTAACCTACGCAAATGATCAATCACTTCGGGTCCTGGTACTGCGGTGGGGTGGTTTTCTTCAAGCCACTCAACGAATCTTTCTATTGGTGTTTTCATAATAAATTAAATCTAATTCTTGACAATCGTATAAATAATTGGCGTGTTGCTCATCGGTGATGATTAATCCTTCTTTGTGAATGGTGGTACATACTTCGCAATTACACACATTTTTTTCTCTGTAAATCCTTTTCCCAATGCGGTCAATGAACCATTGCTTATCGTGTACTTTAATCATCCGTAAACTTCGTTGTAGTATTCTTTGCCATCTTCAAAATCATCCCCCGTTTTGCGTGAATAGTGGTAATTGTAATCACCATCATCAAACGCTTTGGCAATTTGTTCCTTCTCCATTTCTTTGGCTTGTTCTTTTAATTGCTTTAACCTTTGATTTTTTTCATCTTTTGATATATGTTCAGCCCAATAATCATAATGTAAAATTTCCATTTGTTCTGCCAACCACTCCACTGCCGTCTGTTGTTTATTATTTGTCATTGCTCACCTCCTCCGTAGGTTTGTTCGTAGTATTGTTCACCAGTTATTGGTAATGTACTTTCAGGATAATCAATTCCATGAACTGTTCCTTTGTTGTATGCAGTTTCAATTCTTTGCTTCTCCATTTCTTTGGCTTCTTTTATTTCCTCTTGATGGTCTATGTAAAAAGTAATTGCTTGTGGTATGCCTAACTTCATTGCTAACTTTCCACATAAAATGTCTACTGCCGTCTGTTGTTTATTGTCCATAGCCCAAATCCTTTTTAACCGATGATTGTCTGTCTTGGCGTTGGTTGTATTTCGCACCACGTAAAAATTCATACTCTTCTTGGATCTTCCTACGTAAACGAACAATGCTCTCGCAAGACGACAATTTGCCTTGCGATAACATCTTAAAAAAGTGAGTCGTGGGTAAATGTGTTGGCGATCCTTGCTTCTCCATTTGTTCTGCCCAAATTGTGGATATCAACAATTGATCGTTATCTCGCATCTCAGGATATTGTCTTAACAATTTCAATACGGAGATTGTAACTTGTTGTTTCATTATCGGTTGTTCAGAAAGACCAATCATAGTAGTAATTTCTAACTCCAAAAATAATGTTTATTTTTTTGCTTCTGCGGATTGTACGATAATTGGATTCATCGTTATGCAGTTTTTGTATCTCATCGTTAAGTTCTGATGGAGACATGGTTTCATCAGCATACAAAGCATCGTACCTGGCTTCTGCGGATTTGGTGAACACACGCTCTTCATACGTTTGTTTCCACACGCCGTTTTTCCAATTGAGTTCTTTCAACGTGTTGGTTTCTACGGATTCAATAATCCAATTTTGATGCCCCATACCGCCTTCTTTGGTATTATCAAAACGATAATCACAAGCACGGATCAGACATTTACGTTGATCATCAGATACCCATACAACATCGTAAGGAGAACGATCAGTCCAATGTAAAATTGTAGCCCCTTTGTTGACTACGGGTGGGGTGGGACAACTACTCATCAAGTGATTCATTAAAGATCCCGTTTCAGTTCCTAGTTTCATAGTTTTTAATTTGTTCAGTAAATATAGTATTTATTTTTGTAAAAGAAAAAATATTTAACCAAAAATTTAATTTTTTTGATTGGTCTTGTAACGTTGGTAAAAATGTGCCCATACTGGGATCACTTTGGACATATCTACGGGAGGGCTAGGAACAGAACGTGGAATAGCGTTCCAATGATACAATTTATCTTCTTCTTCTAACGCCTTAGTTCGGTGTTCATAGTACTTGAGTACTTCTAAGTGCATATCGTGCAACTGAGTGTGGTTAAAAATCATTTTATCGATATGTTCATAGATATACCGATACTGCACTTCAAGTAACTTCAATACAAGTTTAACATCATTGCTACGATAGTACGCAACAAATTCATCATACAATCGGTGATACGTACGTTGCGATAATTCGAGTTCTTCTTGATCACTTAACACTTTGCTTTGTATCATACGTGCGGGTTGTGGAGGATATGGATGCTTAATCAAATTATCTTTTACGCATTTTTTAATGATCTGCGATACAAAGTAGGCATTGATACGGCGTGGTCGGTTAACATCGACATCGCCCTGCATCCACAATTCAAACGCCCATGTCAAAATACGTGCGTCATAATTGCCGTGGTTCTGCTTGATAAAATCAATCATCATAATTAATGATTGTTCATCTTGCGGTGGATCAATGTCTGACAATACACAGAATTTTTGTACATCAGCAAAGATTTCTTTTGGAGTTAGTTCTTTTAATTGTTTCATATATCGGTAAATTTAATACTACAAAAACTTTTGCCCAAACTGCGACCACTTATCGTCTTGTTTTTTGTCAAGTTGATAAGGAAGTTGATCTTCCCATCTTCTTTGGTTTAGATACGTGCTAAAATGCGGAATAAATGCCTTTTTGTTTGCATCAAGGTGGTGCTTGATATATATCGGCACGTGGGCGGCGGCGGAATCTTGATCTTTTTTACTTAATCGTGTGAATGATTTGTATGAACTTACTTTATTACCAATACGTCCATACAACTTCCATACAATCTCAAAGTCCCTTTTAGTTACTTCTTCATTAGTATTTATACTATTATCTATAATACTAGTATCTATGGGTGAAATATATTTCGTGGGGGGGGATGAAATATTTTTCATGGGGGGTATGAAATTAATTTCATGGGGGGATGAAATATTTTTCGCCCCTACAAATTGGATCGCCATGCGAATAATACGTTGATTTTGGTTTTTGATCTCAATCTTAATAAGATACATATCACGCAACTTGGATAACATCTGTTGAATACGTCTTGGTGAACAATCTAAAATCTTTGCTAGGTATTCATTACCTGCATAACATCCGTCATCGCCATCGAGTGAGTATAACTCAGCCCACAATAATTTTTCTAAAGGTGCTAGTGATTCATTGAGCCAAATTTCTTTGGGTATCCAAACCCCAGTGAACTTGTGATTAATTTCCATATATTTGCATCAGTTTTTAGTTTCATGTATTTAATTTGACAAACAATTAGGGGGGCTTCGATACCCCCCTTTTTGTTAATTCTTTTTGATCACAACGCTATCACGATTCGGTGTGTATTTAGCGGGTAAAATTAATTCCCCATCATCTTGGAGTAAAATTTTGTTATGAACGGATTGTTTATAAGCATCTTGCGATTGTTTCTCTAACATCTTGATCTGCTCTTTTAACGCTACAATCTCAGGGATATGGTCATAACTATATCTCCCTCCACCTTGACGTACTTCAATCAAATACCCATTGTAACTTTGTTTGTTATACGCAATTGCTTGGTGCATGACTTCATCTACAATCATTTCTTCTACTTGTTCGATTTTCTTCTTAAGATTTTTGAACATAATGTGGACGGATAATGGATCAATATCGCCATCCTTGACCATTTTGCCGAATCCCTCAACATCTAACTCTAGTGTGTTTGTTTGTACAATCATTTCAATTTTTTTAGAATGGTACGTCATTGTTATTCATTGGTCTAAACTTACTTAATGTATCAGCACCAGTGATCACATATTGTTCAAAAATTTGTGCATACGCTAACACTTCTTGCAATTGAATACTACCATTAATTGCAAGATCACCTGCTACTTTCAAAACACTCATACGTGTGATACGCTTATCGGTTTCGGGATCTTTGACTTTTGCAGGAAACGCAGTTGGAGGTTGTTGAGGTATCGGCTTAATTTTGTAGAACATCTTGCCGTTGTACTCTTTCCCATCAAGTGTGTACATCATACTTTCGCCGATTTTAAACATTGTTTGTTCGGCTTTCTTGCTTAGGTATTCACCTACATCTCCATTCTCAAATTCTACTTCAAAGCGGTATAACATACCATAGTTTGAGTTCCACGTCCCGTTGGCAGTTGCTCGGGTTACTTTACTTGTTTTTTCCATTGTATATTGTTTTTAGGTTCAAATCCCATTTTTGTCAAGATCTCAAATTGCTTCTCCAAACTGAGAGCATCTCGATAGTAGTTAAACTTCCAACTAGCAACAGTGTTGTAGTTAGCACCCGTGCGGTCTGCTATCGTACGATTGTCGATAGTAAAAATGTCATTCATTGCTTGATCTGTGGATAGTATATCATTCTTCATATTTTTCTATAATTACATATTCATGTCCAAAGTATTCATCGAATACACGATAGGCATACTTCATGTCGTTTTGCATTTTACGTATCATTTCATCAATACGCTTACGATGCCATCCTTTGGATTTTGCTAACACTTCGCTACGTGCAATCATGTACCAAGGGTTGCCCATCGGACCACCTAGGTCAATTACATATTTTTTATTGATCATCATCTTCATCTTTAACTGCCCACGTTTCTGATCCACGTGTAAAACATTTTAATACTTCAATCCAATCAATTTGCTTGTATGCTGAGTTCCATAACGCAGTATGCAGTGGGTACTTGTCATAATTGGTATTCTTGAGATACCACGTATCAACATAGCCACGTATGGCTCTCACACGTTCATCCATGTGCTTGGGGCTATTGGCGATATCGATAACATCGTCAACAAATTTGTGGTTCTCTCGTAATTCAGCGATCACGAGGTAGGTTTCATAGTTGCAATTCAGTTGTAGTTTCATATCAGTAAAGGTACTATTTATTTTTGTAAAAAGCAAATTTATTTTCTATAATGTGATTGTAAACTGCGGACTTGGTAGGGATACGCAAATCGTAGTTCTTCGGATGCTAACATAACTTCCACGGATAATTTGTGAGTATACGGACATAGGTTGTATCCCATAAACTTAACAATGTATTCATGCCCGTCACCCCACAATGCAGTGTACCCAATCTTGTTACCCTTCTTGAGCGATTTGATCCACGACAATTCATGTGCATCGTACTTGAAGATATCAAGCCATCCTTCTTGTTCAATATTCATCATGCGTGTTTTTCGTGTGCTTCAATATCAGCTACCCATTTGTAGATCTCGTTCATGTCGGCAAAACAATCAAGTTGCTCTTCGTATTCAGTGCCATTGTAACTATCAGTATAAAGCACGAATATGTCGCTCTCACATAGTAGGCAATTGATCGGCATGAATAAACATACGGGGTAATCTTCAAGCCACAGATAAGTGTATCCTGAATTGGGATTAACATCGCAGATCCCGTAACCATTAAGTTTCCAATTCAATGTTGACTTGGCAACTTTGCATAAATAGAGGGCTTTCTCAGTTTCCCATTCGCCCATGTTGTTGAAATTGATTTCCATAGTTTCTTTTTGATTAATTTGATATCCCAAAGATAATTGTATTTTTGAAAAAATAAAAATAAAGGATCTAAAAAAAGGGAAATAATTCCCTTATTTAGTGAATGAACTTATTTGTTAGTAAGTGACTTTAACATTTCGATCAACCTAGGACAAGGGTACACATCTGCTTTATCAGCACGAACTGAGTTATGGGTATACACTCCCGCCTCGTTTTTCAACGCTCTTTTGGTAACTGCCCAAATGTCTTCATGGTACTCCAATGGGATCGCATACTTCTCATTCCAAAGGATCAACAAATCTTTGATGGATGCTATCTGCTCATCGGTATACTTATGCCACAACTTGTATCCTTTGTATGGTTTATCCAATTCGGTTACTTGGTCGGCGGGTATTTCACCACCCACATAATTGTAAAACTTTGTTCCCTTCTTGGTGATTGGCCCCCAATTGCAAACCTCAATACCAATTGATG